GTTACAGTTCCACCACTACCGCGCGTACCACCATCTGCGCACATAACGAGAGGCGTGGTTTATCTACTAGGTACTTCAAAAGACTTTTTTCCTACAGTGTCAAACAAATGATAGGCGAATCCATCACCAGGCTCACTTTTTGTTCCACCAGTGGCACTGAAGGGCACAGGACCTGATGAACCACCACCACTAAGTGGTTGACCTAAAGCATCTCTACTGGATTGCCAGGTTTCTATTTCTTTACCTACATCTCTTCCCTTGGATGACTTAAATGCCATTTATCAACCCTCCTGATCACCAGTTACAAAGAAGTTAATTCCTCCATTAGATCCAGCACCAACTTGAACGGTGTCTCCATTGGTTTCAATTGTAATTGGATATGCGGGTTCAATATAGATTGTCTCATCAGGTTCAATAGTAACATTGAACATTCTATTAGAAGTTGCCGCTGAACCACCATTAGGGACAACATATACTTGTGCAGTAGTTGTCGTAACTCCACTGGTATTGTGTGCCATAATTGACTTCACAAATACCTTATTGCCACCAGCAACAGTTGCAATTGCTTGAGTAGATCCTGCAGAAACTACAGTGACATCACTAAGTTGTGCTCTTGAAAGTGCCATGTCTTTTTCTTGTTTTAGTTATTTATCAGAAGAGTTGGTTGTCTAGGAATAGATATCCATCATATTCGGTTGCTGTAATTACACCAGCAGCATTGACTCCACCAGATGTGATATTAATATCTCTACCAGTAACATCAATACCTGCAGTTGCAGTGATAACACCAATGGCATTAACGCTAGTTACATCTTCATATGTAATAGTTCCGGCAATAGAAACATCACCACTAAAGGTTGCATCGACGGCAATAATATTTCCAACCGTGATATCAGGAGATCCAGTTAATCCTTCTGCAACAGTTGCAATACCAGCAACATCAGCGTATGCAGCAACTGCTGCATTTGTTGCAGTCGCAATTCCAGTTGCACCAAAAGGAAAATTTGGTGGTCCATCATTATTGCTATTGACGACACTATTAGCTCTTATCTGTGACATTTTTTAAGTGCTTCTTTTTTAGATATTTAGGTTATCTTTTATCTATACCACCCAACCATTGTAATTCTGCTTCCACTCTTCATAGGCCTAACTCTATGATAAGTGTCTGAAGGAAACACAATGAAGTCACCATAGTCAAACTTTGTAGTATAGACACTTCCATCCCTTTTTTCTATATCAAACTCTGCTCCACCATAAGCAGTCTTCTTGCTAAGACAATATACGATTGATAATCTTCTATCTGCACAATCTCCTTGGAAGTTGTCAATGTGCCAATCATAGTGATGACCAACACCACAGTATTTTGTAAATTGTATATTACAATCCCACTCATCCTTTAGAGGGAATTTCCATATCATATCATTCACATTACCTAGAATTTTTCTAAGACCGTGTTCAATAAAATTACACGCAGTTACATCTAACCAAGATACTAAACATTGTCTATTGATATGATTTGGTATATCTTCTCCTCCCGTGGTTGCTTCATCAAAGTCCATCAACTCTTGAGGACACGCATTCAAAATTTCATCTGAAGATTCGGGAGAACCCAAATTTCCCAGGAAAAAATCTTCTGTTTGGATTCTCTTTTGTCTCATTATAATGATATATTTTTGGACATAATAAAACCCCTCAACATAAATGTCAAGGGGCGAGAATGTCAGTTCCCAAGCGTATTATTTAGGATGCCTTTGCTCCAGACTTATGACGGGTTGTTCCTGCGGAATCGACATAGGTCTCTCTTTCTCTTCTAGGAGAAACATATCCAACACCAGGAACTACACCAGTCTTACCTGCAGCACGGGCAGCATTTCTTGCTGCTGCTCTTTGTGCTGCTCTCTTGCGATTGCGGTCATAAGAACTCATTGCTTCATCAAGCCATGCTTCAAACTCTTCATTTGTTGGTTTCTTAGGCATAGAGAAACTCTTGCGTCCAAAGATTCCAGCGTGTGCTGCTCTTTCTGCGTGTTCTCCTGCTTTTTTACCGTGCTTCTTAACTATATTTGCTTTGGTTTGATCTGCTTTACTTTTACCACTCTTAGTGTAATTTCTTGGATTATCACCATCACTTTCAAACTCTCTGGTTGCTCTATCTTTAAATGCTCTCATTTTAGTTTGTTGAGAGATTTCATCAAGTTGCTCTTCACCAAGAATAATATCAATCGCTTCCTCATCAATCAGGTTTGCCATCATCCACTCTGCTTCTTCTTCGTTAGATGCAAACTCTTGCTGAATAAGGAACTCAAGTACAAGATCAAAGATCTCATCTTCAGTTTGCTCTCCCCAAGAAGTCTTGGGTTGTCCATGAGGAATACCTGTTGTGAGTTTAGGCATTGCCTTGTCTCTGTTAGGACGTGCGCCAGGGATTTCCTTAACAGGCTTGGAAAGGTCGTTAGTTACCTTAGCATCTGCATCTTCAGGTTTCTGCATGATGCCCTTAGAATCCATACCGACGTTTTCTTTTACTTCTTGAGGAGCGTAGACTGAAGCATATGCTTCAGCAATGGATCTCATTTCTTTAGAGTTCATCTTTACAAATACTTGTTTTCAATTATTTATAAGTTTTTCTTTTTCCTCTTGGTATGGAACATGTTTGCCAGTGTATAAATCCCACCCTCTCTGTATCTCTGGATATAACCAAACATCCCAGTCTGACAAACATGCTTTCCTAGTCTCAGGACTTTGATTGCACATGTTGAATAACATGACAATCATAGTAAAGAGTCTTCCTAGATCATTGATCAGTTGAATCATCAGATTCATCTTTCTTCTTATTAAATCCAAATGGACCAGTAAGTTTTTCTTCTAGTTTTTTCTTAAGCGCAACACCACCGATAGTTTCCATTACTTTTAGGATATCTTCTGGTTTTGCATCTTCACCTAGTTCTTTAGCGATGTACCAATACTTTGGCCAGAACTCATCGCCTGCTGCTTTGTAATCTTCTACTGTAAGTGTTTTCATTTTCCTACTCCATGATCAGGTGCGGTTGCTTCTAGTTCAGAAATAAGTTCTTTGACTTCTTCAGGATCAACTAATGCTGCTTCAATTTGTGCATCAATTTCAACAATGGCATTGCGAATATCATTTACCCTTTGTGGGCAAGATTTTTCGTCATAGGTATAGACTTTAGTATCTCGAAACAAGGACTCACGAACTGCGGCCGCAGTCCGAATATCAAGTTCAAGAGTCACTGAGTTCTTCATTTGTAATTTCCTCTTTTAAGTGGTGTGGAATAAGTTCAGGGTTTGGTTCGGATTTAATTGTAGGGTTGCGATCAAGATTCTTGATAACAATGAAAGCATCCTTATTGTACTTTCGGGTTCCTTTAAGAGGTGCCCACTTAGTACCAGCACCTTCAATTTCATACACCGCAGTTCCGCCAATTTCGACTGCAATATTAGATCCTCTCTCCCATCCAAGTTGCTCTAGAGCAATAGACAATTGACCTAACCATGCACCTTCAGACATGACAGAGCAATCATAGACTCGCTCTTCTGGTTCAAGATTTCCAATCATACATCACCTTCCTTACGATTTTCAGAACTATGAACATCAAAGTTACCACCAGGGTAACGTGCTTTCAGTTTCTCAACATTCATCTCAATCACCTCATCAAATGTGGTGTCAAGTGCCATACATGCTTGAGCAAGATACCAGCAGATGTCACCCAACTCACGCTTCATGTGAAAAACATTATCTTCGTTATAGGGTTTGCCTTGGAAGACCATCTTTTTGACAACTTCTGTGAATTCACCAGACTCTGCGGTAAGACCGAGAGCAGCAGTCAGAAGTTGAGTGGTGTTCGTTCCTTCTGCTTCTAGTTCAGAGAGACGTGCTGCCATAGCAGGATATTCAAGACTAGGAGCACTAGTTACACCTTCAACGAACTCAAGGTATTTTTCTGTATCAACTGTCATAATTTACTTCAGGTAATTCGGATTGTTGTAGTTGTAGTTTTTGACCTGCGACTTCGATGAACATATCATCAAATTCTCTTTCAGATACATCTTGCCAACCAGCAAGTTGCTTATTGGTGAGATCAATGATCTCACCTTCTGGAGGGACATAAGTAAAGTAATGTCCATTCCACTTTCTATTTCTAGAGTTCATAAGATTGACTGCATCTCTTTCGATACCACAGTCAGCAATCTTTTCACCCCTAGGATTGAATACAGAATACATTAGAAATTAAATCCCTCAAAAGATTTTTTAGGTTTCTCTTCGTAATCATACTGCTCTTCGTTGCCATTGTCAAGAATATCATTCTGTGCAGATTGCTCACAATCATACAGACGCATCTTGGCACGATCGATACCAATCACAAACCTCTTATTGACAGTTGGATCATTGTATCGGTTCTTCAACTGCTTCACAAGTATCTGCCCAAGTTCTTCCAACTCACTAGTAGAAATAAGGGCAAACATAAGATCAGCAGTAGCAGGGAGACCAAAGGACTCACTAGTATCAGTAAGTTCAACATCAGAACTACCATAACCACTACGAGTGGTTTGAGTAGCAGAAACGATAGGGACGTTGAACTCCACTGCCAGACCTCGTAGTTCTTCAGCAATCGACTTGACAACAGTATATGAATTGACACTGCTGCCTGCGCGATACCTAGAGGAAGAACAAATATTAAGGTAATCAATGAAAATAATATCAGGTCTAAATGACTTCTTAAGTGCAAGTTCATTAAGAAGTGACCTAAAGTGTCCAGCATGTGCAGACGCGGTAGGGTATTCTTTAATTATAAGAGACCCTTGAGTTTTTTGTGCAACACCAGTGACCTTACTTTCAAACATTGTCTTGGGAAGGTCAGTGATATCTTGGATAGGAACGTTCAGGAGGTTCGCGTCAATCCTCTCCGCAATTCGCTCCTCAGCCATTTCAAGTGTAATGTAGAGTACGTTCTTCCCCTGTAGGAGGACGGAAGAAGCGACATGGCACATGAATAGAGACTTCCCGACGCCCGTACCAGCAAGTGCGATATTGAGAGTCTTGTTAGGCAGACCACCTTTTGTAATTTTGTTGAAGTATTCAAGGTCGAATTCAATTCTCTCCTCCTTCTTGTGGTAAAGTTCGTAGCGTTCTTCATAATCTAGTAAGTAATCGTGTCCGATGTGATTATCAAATGACACGGCAAGAGCATCCGACAGAATACTGGGAATAGCATCCGCAGTCTTCTTGTCGTCTTGTCCATCCGCAATGGAGATCGACTCCATGAGTGCTAAGTATATAGCACGTTCTCGACACCACTTCTCTGTGGTATCAACCAACCAATTAAACTCTGCAGGTACATCCTCTAGGTTGGTAACTAGATGAACGACCTCTTTAAAGTTCTCGTCGTTTATATCTTTTCTCTTCTCAAGTTCAATACACAGAACTTCTTTGGTAGCAGGTTCATTATATTTTTCTACGAAGTCAAGAATCTCCTCATAGACCATCCTTTGCTTTGGGTCTTCAAAATAATCACCATTAATAAAAGGAATAACCTTACGCAGATATTCCTCGTTATGAAGGAGATTACGCAAGACTAAAAACTCAACCTGTTCCATTAATTTCTCCAATTTAAATATACTGACATGATGTACTTGGTTCCAGTTTCGACGCTTTCACCACGATGAGGAAACATCCAGTATGGTGGAAATACTAGCACGGATCCTTTGATCGGTGTAACAACATGGTTAGGATGAAAGACTGTCCTACCACCTCTGAAGTCATCGTTCAAGTAAAACAAGAACGATAAGAATCTATTCGAAGATCCCAATGAACCCACATCAACATGTTCATCAAATCTATCATCAGAGTTAGACTGGTATCTTTTTATTGCTATCCCTTCAAACTGAAAATTGCCATGAAATTCACTATAGGGGTGAATAACCTGGCAATATAAGTCATAGCATTGTTCTGTTATCTGCTCCACTTTTGAGGAGAGATCTCTATTGTATCTGCTGATATTCAGTTCTGTAAAGTTTGGGTATCCACCATCATTTCTTTTTAGTGTGTTCTTGCTAGACTCAAAGTTCTGGATTAATTCATCACAGAACTCTGGATCAAGAGCATCTGTAAATTGATATAGAAAATCTAATGTATTCACGCTCCGTAACTAAACTC